CAGCCACGTGACCATGCAATCCTCCATCACATGGCCACGCTCGAAGATGCGCAGGATGCGTCCCTCGGTTTCGCGGCCCGGATCGACCGGTGCTTGGGCGAACTCGTACTGCAGCGCACGCTCGCACGCCGCTCCCAGACGCGAGGCGCCGAGATACTGACGCGGCGTCTGTGTCGAACGCGTCTGCTGAAGACCAGCATCCACCAGCGCGGAGACCTGGCCGGAGACGCTCGAAGAGGAGTTGAAGTCGATCATGGTTTCGCTCCCTTCGGCTCTTCCCACGGCAAGTCGTCCTCCAGATCGGCGAACGGGTTGGCCATGGGGTCGGGCGTGGGCGCCAAGCCCCGCACGGGCGGGAACTTGGTTTCCTCGTGGTGTTCAACCATCGCATCGGTGTAGCAGGTGACGATTGCGTCAATTACCTGGAGGGCCTCCGCTTCGGAGTACTGCCCCAGGGGCTTGTCGAAGCCGATCTCGCCCGCTGCCTCGCCGAAGGACTTGAGGCATTTGCGCATCGCTGCGCGTTCAACATCAGAGGGATCGATCACTTTGACCTCCTTGACGTCCTTCATGCCGTCCTTCACGCGCGCCCAGTTGCCGTAGAGCGTGTGAAACGCATCCTGACAACGGCGCGAACAGAAAACCCAGTCGATCGGGTAGCGCTCGGGTTTGCCGATGCCACGACGGTTGTCCGTGTGGCCGTACCCCCGAGCCTGTCGTTTGCAGACCCAGCATTTCACGCATCCCCCTTACTGCGCCCAAGCAGGCTTGCCCGGCACGGACGCACGCTGTGTCTGTGGCGCAGCAGTCGGCGTTGCAGCCGGGGATGCCACCGGCGCAACTGGCGTGTATGCGCCCTGCGCCGGGTGCGAGGCGGTGCCAGTCGCGCGGGCGTAGTCCGGGTGATCCGGCTCAACAGGGTTTTTCACGACATTGCGCAAGTCACCCCGACCATCCTTCTCGACATCGATGCGGGCTACGAACTCCAGCCCATCCAGTTCATGAAAACCGGAAATGCGCCGAGCTGCTGCGGCCTGGGGAGAGTTGTCCTGCGGGCGGATGTTGCGGGCGCTGTTGAGAGCAGCACGCACAAAGGTGCGCCCCATGTTTCCCCAGGCGGGACCTTTCGCACTGTGCAAGCCGACGTTGCTCCACATCTTGCGGCGAGCGAACTCCCCCTCCAGGACGACGAACTCGCAGGACAGGTAAATCGAGCCTGTCTCGAAGCTCTGGGTCGCGTAGCCACCGGTCCAGCCCTGATTGGGGTCGTCGTAACCACCGGGCTTGATGGTCATGCGTACCTTGGCCACCGTCCCCTTGGGGATCAGGTCGAAGGTCTGTTGCTGTTCGGCATCGTTGAAATCATTCCAAGCGGACATGGGTTACTCCTTGCTGTTTTTGTGTTGGGTGGCGGCGGCGCATTTCTCGATGAGTGCGCGCAGATCGGGTGGCTCCAGCAAGTCGAGCTGGCCGGAGCGGTCCTTGGCCGGGTAGCCATAGGGATTCATGGTTTGGGTGACGAAGGCGCGGTACGACGAGCCGTCCTCGGCCTTCATCTCGGCCAACGTCACGACCTCGTCGACGATGCCGGGCAGTTCGGCTGAGGTCTTGGCACCTTCGATCTGCGGGACGAATACCTTGCGGTTGAAGTCGTCCATGCGCTCGTCGAGGATCGAGACGAACACGACGTGCTTGCCGCGTGCGTGCTGCAGGTGCATGAGCGAGCCGAGCATCTCGGTACCGAGAAGCCCGTAGGCGCAGCGCGTGTCGGGCTTGCCGGTGCGCTCGGACAGGGCCTGCGGCTGCGTCTTGGCCCAGATCAGCGCCAGCCTGGCCAGCACCGTGATGCTGTCAACGAAGTAGGTGTCGTACTTGGCCAGCTGCGCCGGATCCCCGTAGCGTTCACAGACATGCTGGTAGTGGGCCTCGGAGAACGGCGCCTCGGGCGGCAGTGCCGGGTTCGGGCCCGCCAGGAAGACCACCAGGTCGCGGAACTCCGGCCAGGTGGTCGGGCGCACACAGTCACCGCGCCAGTCCTTGACGGCGAGATCGCCTGCCTCGAGGTCGACGAACAAGGTTGAGGCTTCGGGCAGCGTCTTGAGCTGGGTGGTCTTGCCGATGCCGCTCTTTCCGAGCAGCACCAGCTTCACGCCCTTCTTCTCGCGCAAGCGCTGGTCAGCGGTAATGATCGGAAGTGCCATCACGCAACCTCCTTCAGCTGATCAACGACGGCCGGGTTCCACAGGATCTGGTAGCCGCTGTGGCCGTTGCGCGAGAACGGCATAGCCTCGGCCCACGCCTTGCCGGCGTCGGTGAGTTCCCACTCGTCACGTTCGTTGCGGAACTGGAAGCCCAGGAGCGCGAGGCGCTGGTTGGTAGCCTTCGCCGACGACCCGGCCAACTTCCCCAACTGGGTCGCGTTGTGCGAGCAGGTCGGCTCGTTGGCTGCCGGCAGCGCGCGGCGCAGCGTTTCGATAACCAGCCCAGTGTTCTCCTGGATGCAGGTGAGGGTGGCTGCCATGGCGATACCAGCCTTCACACCGGGAACCTTCGCCACAGCGTCGCCGATCAGCAGCAGCGATGAAACGCGGTCCTGCGTCGGCGCCGGCAAAGCGGCCACGGCAGGCGTCGCATAGGCACCGGTCTTGCGGATCGACGGCAGTACCTCACTGGTGACCCAACGCTTGAACCGCTTTGCGGCATCCTTGGTGCTGCCGAGGATCAGCGCGTACAGGCCCGACTCGTTAACGTGGTTGGCTCGCTGGGTCCGGCCGAGACTGTCGATGGTGTCCAATTTCTGGACGTCATCGGCATCGACGTGGGACTCAAGTGCCTGACGGGCATTGCCAAGCTGTAGCGCCTCGCACACGTCGTTGGCGTTGAACCACGGCTGGCTGGCGTCATCGACCTGCACGCGCAGAGCGTGCGTCTCGAACTGGAAGGGAATGATCGTGCTCATGGTTACTCCTTCCAGCCGATGTCGGAGATGCGGTCGGCGCCGATGGCACCGGACTTGCGGGCATTGAGGTAGAGCTCGTCGAGCGCAGCGCGGCGACGGCTAGCGAGGGACTGCTCCTCGGACGCCATCTGGATGGCGAACGCCAATTCATCGAGCGTGGCCGTGTGCGTCGGGATGACCACCTCGCGCCCAGCGCGGTCTCGGTAGCGAATCTGCTCGGGCAGGTGGTCGCCGTAAAACGGCGTGATGTGCTTGCGCAATGTCGAGAGGTTGTTGGTGTTCATGGATCAGTCCTCGGAATCGATGGCCAGGTCGTAGGACGACTTGCCGGGTTTGACGGTGCGGGCGGGCTCGAACTGCTCACGCAGCGCAGCCGGCCAGTTGTTGAAGCGGGACTCGGGAACGCTGAACTCGATGTCCACGTACTCCTGGACCCGTTCGCCGGAAGCGGCGATCCGCTCGGCAATCGCGGCGAGCTGCTTCTGGTCCCAGCTGACGCGTTTCGGTGTGTCGACGGTGATGCGAACCTGTCCGTCGTTGAAGCGAACGGTGCCGAAGTCCTTACCGGCCTCGACACGCACTGCGCGCTCCTGCTCGGCGTACCGGCGCTGCATGGCAGCGTGGACCTTGGCTTGCGCTTTCTTGACCCAGTCGACCAGTTGCGCAAGGTTGTGATGGACCTCGCAGAGTTGGGCCGGCGGCAGGGATGCCAACTGGGCGTCCGACATCGCGGACAATTGCTCGGGGAAGATGGTGATTTCGTTCATCGCCTTCTCCGATCAGCGAACCGAGCGTTCGGATGTCGAGTCGTGCAGCGCGTTGGCCTCGAACTCGATGACGGTCTCCAGCGGGTAGCTGACCCGCTTGGACAATTTCAAGTACTTCGGGCCACGACCTTCACTGCGCCAGCGCTGCAAAGTTTTGGGGCTGATGCCCCAGCGCTGGGCCAGTTCGTTCTCGTTGAGCACCCGACGATCGCCGGGTGACATGCTGTTGATCGCCTCGCGGGGCGACGGGGGATTTGGGGTTGCCGGTGTCGGCATGGAAGACTCCTTTGACGTTGTTGAGGAACAGGTGTCATTGGAGAATTTGGGTGGCGAACATAGGAGGGACGCATTGGCGAACCACGCGGAAACTCCTGGTTCGCCAATGGCCATCTCAACGCAAAAACGGCGAGCACATGGCTCGCCGTCCTAGTGGTGCCGATCCGGTCAGCAGGTTAGATCGTGAACCCGAGCGCCTGGCGCTGCTCGTGCCAATCCCGAGGCATCTGGTCATGCCGACCACGCAGCGTCTGTAAATTGAGATGGCGGGGTTGCTGGCCGTCGAGGATCGCTTCGATGATGTCCGGCGCCAGCGTGGTCATCCGCAGCACTTCGGCAACCCAGCCCTGTTCCAGCTTCATCGACAAAGCCAGATCCCGGATGGTGGCGTACTTCCCCTGATCGAGTAGCTTCTGCCAGTAGAACGCCTTGCCAAGCGTCCGGATCATGGGGATATCTTCCCCGCCCGCACCGAGCACAGACCGCTCCCCGGGTGGCGGGGTCATGACTTTGCGGTTCTGCTTGCGTCGAATGGTCAGGGGCACCATCGTCACGCGCTGCTGGCCGGTGACGTAGCTTCGTGCCTCCTCACCAATCTCGATGCGGACGTTGCGCTGTTTGGGGTTGTCCGGATACATCACTGGGGTGGTGTTCGATTTCACGCATGGACCTCCGCTTCGGCGCCCCTGGTTTCTTCAACGAGCGGGTGGCTTGCGATGTCTTCACCCAGCCCCAACCATCCGTCTTCGCGCCAGAGGATGTCCAGACCGCGCTCGTGGAGCTGGACCCGTTCGATCATCAGCTGTGTTATCCGCTGCTGCTCTTTTGGGAACAACTGATCCCACACCGCACCGATCCGCTGCATGGCCACGACCACCTGCGCTTCCTCAAGTTGGGCTCCCCTGGGGTGCCTCTGGCACGAACGCCAAGTCGCCAGCATCAACTCCGGCGCACGCAACGCCTGCTGGATTTGTTCCAGGACTGCCGTTTCGATCTCGGCGGCGGGCAGCGGACCGATGTCAGTGGCCCCGGGTGCGAGCGTCGCCCCTGCATTACGTCGCTTGTGCAGGTATGGCACGTAATAGCGGTAAAGGCGCCCGTTTTTCTTGCGCGTGTAGGTGTGGATCATCAGTTGACCATCAGGCGCGTGGAGCAATCCAGCGAGCAGCGCCGGATGCTGCGTGACGCCTTCGCGCGGACCTTGCTTGCGGCGTTCGACAAAGGCATGGGCGAGATTCCAGAGATCCTGGTCGATGATGGCTTCGTGCTGGCCAGGAAAACTGGTGCCCTTGTGCTGGATCTCGCCGAGGTAGGTCCGGTTGCGCAGCATTTTGAAAAGGTACTGCTGGTCGATCGGCCTGCCCTCGCGGAACTGCCCACCCTGCGTCTGCCAGGCCTTGGTAGTCCGTCCCTCGATCGCCAACTCGCGCACAATCTCGG